ATTCGATATTTTTGAATTTACTTAAATTAATAGCACCTGATGGTTGGTATTCAAATGGGCTTGTATCTAAACAAAAATTATAACAATATATACCTTCCTTAGCGGAACCCTTAGTTCGGGTATATTTTTCAATATAATCATAAATACCACGAGTTAACATATTTTCGCGATAACTACCATCAAGTTGTATACCCATGGTTTCAAGTATTTCTTTTCTATTTTCTACTGCAAAATTACCAGTAGTTAATAGACCAGTGACAAGTAAATCAATTGGGTCTACGTTTGGAAAAGCGCCTTGTGTGTTCGAATTAGTATATGGTACACTACCCACTGGTAATGTCTTATACGGCCAGTTTGTATAGTTATTCCATTCATTGCGTAAATTTACATCATTTCTCTGAAAATTCCACATCCAACTCGCAACCATACCAGGTGGTGATTGTAATTTAACTTTACGGGTTCCAGTTATATTTTCAAAGGTATGGGTGAACACATCTTTAATTAAATATACTTGATCTTTTCGTGCAAACAATTCTGCTTCCTCTTTCGATAAAAAACAATAAGTTGACATTAGATGAATATCAGCATTCCATACCGAAAGTTTATTTTGGTAGTTTTCAGCAGATATTTCTATAGAAGGTGGTGTTTGTAAAAATCGATACATCTGAAATCGCGATTCGCCAAAATTTGGTTTTATATATGGGAAATTATTTCTGGAATCAAACACATCACGTACTTGGAATAAATCTTGAATCGGTCTAAATGTGACATTAATATGAAGCTCTTGATATTGAAGTGCTATTAATGGAAACGCACAAGAACTATTCAATGTAAACCACGTATTAATCGGTATATATAGATTTCTCCCACGTATTGAGGGTTCAGCACCTGCGGTATTTGAAGTATGAATAGTTGAAGGATATGAATTAATACGCCCATTACAGTTAGCTGGATCATTTAATTCTGGTACATTTCCAGACATATTATTAAATAGTTCTTTCTTTTCATTATTAAAATCACGTTCAACCATCATAGAAAGGTATTCACCAGTATATTTTTGAATAGTCGTTGACCCACTTGTGATTTCGATTTCTTGAATCATAGACGCACCAATATTTTCAATCCACCTAAAATCATAAGGAGCCCATCTACATCCAGTGTCATTTCCATCTACTACCTCTGGTATAGTATTAGGTCCTTCTTGTGAGATGATTGGTTTAGGTAATGGATGATGAATAGGACTCCATATATCTGGTAATGTTACCACAATATATGTATCCATTAATAACTCAGCATGTCTTGGTATTTTAAATTGAAAAGTAGAAGGTTCAGTTAAACGCAAATCTCTTGAACCATTATAGTCTATCCGAAATTTTTGAAGTCCAAAATTACTATATTTACAGTATGTTACTTTAAAGAATGTTTTACTTGGGTTTCCTGTTAAAAATAAATTAGCATTTCCTACGGCAGCAATGTTTAGTAATCCACCAGCCATTATTATAAGTTTATATATAATTACTATTATATTTGTTAGTGATAATATATTAAATCTTCAAATAATATATAACCCATAATAATGAATAAGATTCAAAGTATATTGTTATTATTAATTATTTGTATATTCATATATGTAATATATCGTTTTCTATGGAAGCGTAAAATGATGGCAAGAATTATTAATAAATTACAATGTAAATCACTAAAATGTAGGTCCAGATGTAAAAATAATGAATGTCAATGTAACACAGTCGAAGGCTTCGAGTTGTTTGGAACAGCAGAAGGAGAATACCATAGTTTAATAGAATCTGAAGGAACTGGTATTGTTTCATTACCCAATGATGAATCGTATATTTCAAACGACTCACTTGAGAAACCTACATTAAAAGATTATGTTATAAAGTCATCTTACAATAGTGCTGTAACTGGTAAAAATGTAAATATAGACATGGTTAAATACCTATTAACTCGCGGAGTGAGATTATTAGACTTTGAAGTACTATTAATTGACGATAAACCAATGATTACGTATACAAACGATACTTCATTAGAAACGATTGAAACTGATAATACACTACTACTTGATAATGTATTTAGTATGTTATCTACTTCCGCTTTCGTTCAACCTACACCTAACTTAAATGACCCACTATTTATTCATTTAAGAATCAAATCAAAAGGAGATGATGCGAAATTATATAGATTAATATCAAAATCGATTGATACAACTATTAAGTCCAGATTATACCAAAGTGAAGTTACTAAACAAACCAAATTGGCAGATATACAGGGTAAAATAGTATTAATTATTGATAAAACACTTGACCGTAATTATGAAACTAAATCTACATGTGAGCCCAATGAAAGACAATGTTATAATCTACCCACATTTGTTAATTTAGAAAGTGGGTCAGATGATTTATATCTTCATAGATACACCGAATTGTTAAATCTAAGTTACGACCACATACGAGTAGAAGACAAATGTGGATTATGTACGAGCACACGAAGCATGAGATTGGTTATGCCTGATACTATTAATAATAACGCAAAAAACCCAGAAATAAATAGCTTTATATTGAACTACGGAGCACAATTCGTATTATATAAGTTTTATTCTAAAGACGATGAGTTAGAGCAATACGAACAGATGTTTAATGATAACAAAGGGGGTATACTTCCTTTAGCATATACTATCGATTATTTGAAAAAAAATCAGGTGCAGTAAAAAAAAGTATAATTATTGTATATACAAATGGGTAAATACAATAAAAATAGGTCACAAAAATCAAAGAAAACTTTTTATCCGGACGAATGTAATAATAAAATGACATTTCAAGAGTGCGAAATGGCTGTATTACGAAGTGCTATAAAAGAAAATAAAAAAACATCTGGTAAAAGAATTGTTAGCGACGAAGACGTACAACGAATGATAAAAATAGTAGAAGAGTTTATTATGAAAAAGAAATTAGTATGTTATGGTGGTACTGCTATTAACAATATATTACCAGAAAATGCGCGTTTCTATGACAAAGAAGCCGAAATACCTGATTATGATTTCTTTTCATCAACCGCAATGAACGACGCAAAAGAATTGGCTGATATATATTATAATAATGGATACACCAATGTAGAAGCAAAAGCAGGTGTACATTACGGAACATACAAAGTATTTGTAAATTTCATTCCCATTGCTGACATCACACAATTACCCAAACAATTATTTAATTCAATTAAAAGCGATTCTATCAAAAGATCGGGTATTCATTATACACCTCCAAATTATTTGAGAATGTCTATGTACTTAGAGTTATCAAGGCCTGATGGAGATGTATCCAGATGGGAGAAAGTATTAGAACGATTAAATTTACTAAACAAATATTACCCATTAAAAACTTCCAATTGTACCGAGATAGATTTTCAGAGAAAAATGGAAATAGGTATGTCCGAACAAGAGAAAGTCTATTTCATCACACGAGATACATTAATGGATGAGGGAGTTGTATTTTTCGGTGGATACGCAAGTGGATTGTATTCAAAACAAGTAAATAATGCTGATAAACGTGAATTACAGAAAATACCTGATTTTGATGTACTATCTGAAGACTTAGAAAAAACAGCATTAATATTAAAAGAACAATTACAAGAGAATGGTATCAAAAATATTAAAATTACACGAAATAATGCTATTGGTGAAGTAATACCTGAGAACATAGAAGTATCTGTGGGAAAAGATGACATTGTAGCAGTAATACATAAACCTATCGCTTGTCATAGTTATAATGAAATAAATATGAATGATAGATTAGTAAAAATAGCTACAATTGATACTATTATGAGTTTGTATTTGAGCTTTGTTTATGGTGACAAAAAATTACATGATATCAGATTATTATGTATGGCTGAGTATTTATTCAACATTCAAGAAAAAAATAAACTAAAACAGAAAGGTATTTTAAAGCGTTTTACAAACCAATGTTATGGTAAGCAAACTACTATTGAAGATATCCGGTCTGAAAAAACCCAAAAATTTAAAGAGTTAAAGAATAAACAATCATCTCCCGAATATCAAGAATGGTTTTTAAAATATACCCCTAATGATAAGAAAACGAAACTATCTAATGAAAAGGAACAAATAAAGAAACCTGTAACTAAGACAATCAAAAAGAAAACCAAAA